ATTTGGATTTACTGCGAATGAAGTAAAGCCAATGCTCACCGCTGTTGGCGATGCCGTAGCCGGTCTTGGCGGCGGACAGGAAATGATTGATGGCGTTACGCGTGCATTGGGTCAGATGAAGGCCAAGGGTAAGGTTTCAGCTGAAGAAATGAATCAGCTCGCCGAGAGGGGTATTCCTGGCTGGCAGATGCTTGCTGACAAAATGGGGCTGACCACGGCTGAGGCGATGAAGCTCAGCGAAAAAGGTCTTATCCCTGCAGATCAAGCTATACAAGCGCTTACCGGAGGCATGGAAAAGAAATTCGGCGGAATGATGGATAAACAGTCCAAGACGATGATGGGATTATTTTCTACGCTTAAAGATGTTGCCTCTAATACGCTGACGCAGATCTCAGGTCCAATATTTGATGTACTTAAGGGTAAGCTTGATATTTTAATGTCTAAAATTAATGAATGGCGGGCCAATGGTTCGCTCCAAGAGTGGGCGAATAGTGCGGCTGGTGCGATAGGTACGTTTTGGAATATTGGCAGTGTAGTTTTCGATGGTCTTATTGGTGCAGGGAAATTCATTATTGACAACTGGGGGTTAATTGGACCTGTATTGGCGGGCGGTTTAGCTGGATTCTTGGCCTTTCAGGCCGCAACAACGGTAATGACGCTTTTGAAATTTGCGTTAATTCAAGTTAATGGAGTCATGGCAGTAAATCCGATATTTCTTCTTGTTATGGCAATCACTGCATTAGTCGCAGCCGGAGTTATGCTCTATATGCACTGGGACGTAGTAAAAGTCAAGGCACAAGAATTATGGGTATGGCTTTCGCAAGTATGGGAAGGCATTAAGGCAAAAACAATCGAGGCATGGAACAGCATAGGCACATTCTTCACTAACCTATGGGCAGGAATCAAGGCGACCACAGAATCCGTATGGAACGGAATAAAAACCTTCTTTGAGACTGTCTGGAATTTAATCATTGCTGGGGTAATGGCCATAGTAACGCCTTTCGCTAACGGAATAGTAACTATATGGAATTCAATGAAAGACGGCATAACCTTAATAATGGAAGGATTTAAAAATTACTTTATTGGCGTATGGGAAGTAATTAAAAACATTTTCCTTGGTGCAGTCCTTTTAATAATAGATCTTGTAACTGGAGATTTTACAAAGCTATCTACGGATGCACAGGGAATATGGAATAACCTAAAGGATGCATTTGCCCAAATATGGCAGGGAATAAATCAAGTTTTCTCGGGCGCTATTCAGGCTATATCTGGATTCTTGAAAACTGAATGGGATGCAATTAAGGGAGTCGCAGTAACTGCGTGGACCAGCTTCAAAACTTGGATAACTGACTTCTGGGGCCAAACGGTTCAAGGTGCGAAAGATATTTGGAATGGATTACTTACATGGTTTGGAGAATTGCCTCAAAGGCTTTACGACACAGCTGTAAACATGTTTACTTCGATGAAATCGGGCGTTACAAATATAGTCCCTGAAATTAAATCGGCAATAGTCACTGGTATAGGTGAAGCTATTGATTGGATTACAGCATTACCCGATAAGGCGTATGGATGGGGGCAGGATTTTATTCAAGGCATTGTTAATGGCATAAATGCCGCTGCTCAATGGGTATCTGATGCGGTCGAGAAAGTCGCAACTAATATCCGTTCGTTTCTCCACTTCAGTGTTCCCGATCAAGGTCCATTAGTGGACTACGAATCATGGATGCCTGATTTCATGAAGGGATTAGCTAAGGGGATAAAGGACTCGGAGTATTTAATGAAAAATGCAATTCAAGGATTATCGGCGAATATGGCAATAGGCGTATCCGGACAAACGCTAAGCCTTGGCACATATGGGCAATTCTCAAGTAGAAATAATCAATCTGAATCGAGCACGGGGGGTAGTAGTACCACAAATATCCACATCAACGTCAAAGAAATGAACGTCCGCGACGACAACGACATCAAGAAAATCAGTCAAGAACTATGGAGCCTAGTAGAATCCTCTCAACGCAGCTCAGGAAGGCGGGGATAAAGGGTGAAAGTAATATCCACAATCCCGCTTAATGCAATCGGGTTCACCTACAACAGTAAACACTCCATAACTGACTATTATCTCTACCTCTTGGCCTCACCCATCAACGTCATACCAGGCGGCCGAAATCAATCTGTTGTAGTTCCTGGGCGTGACGGAGCATACGACTTTGGCACAGAAATAGGAGAGCGCACAATCATTTTTGAGTGTGCGCTTTATGCTGTCGGTGAAACGCAAATTAGGCAGCGGACAAGGAATATAGCCGCTTGGCTTGACCCGACTGGCGGAGTAAAAAAACTCATACTGGACGGCGAACCAGATAAGTCCTACTGGGCCAGAACAGTTAACACGATAGACCTCGGGCCCGTGCTTGGTGAAAAAGGCACTACGGTTGAGTTTGTAGCCTTTGACCCTTACGCCTATGCGAATACACCTGTGGTGGTTGAACAATCCATAGCAGACGGTGAAACAATCACGTTGATTAATAGCGGCTTAAAGCGTACTCCGATGATGATCGAGGTGCAAAACCCGGAATTAACAGGGCACAAAATGTTCCCTGTTTTAGGAACTGGTATCTGTCCAGACATAGGAGCCACAACTCTAATTTCGGGATTTACGCTGACGGTGAACGAGGATGAATGCGAATATACCGCTACGCTGGTAGATGGAACTACGGCATCAATTGACACAGACCGAATGACGGTTAAACTGGGCGGAGTAAACATGCTAACCGCGCACGATGGAGCGTTTCCTCAGTTGGGGGTTGGCTCCAATACCTTGAAGTTCGAGAGCGTACATGGTTGTTCGGCGCGTATAAAAATAACGTACTACGAAAGGTGGTTGTGACATGAGTGAGGCCTTTACATTTTTAACAGACACAGAGGAGATCCCTGTCTGCGCCTACCAAATCGGCGCAAACGCACTAAATCAAGTGCTATGGGTACCCGTAAAAGTAACCGACGAAATCCAAACAACAGACGGCAGCGGATTTTTCCAATGCGAGCATTACCCCGTACTCGACATAGACGGCGACGGAGCACTTACTGCTGCAGATGTTTTACCCCGGAATAGTGGTACGGGAGTGGCGCTTTATGTTGGTACTGCCGCAGCTGATCTGGACAGCAACGCGGGTAAGTTTAAACTCTACTCGGATGCGGGGCTGACAACTCCGGTAGCTGCTACGGCCTGCAAGTGTACTTATTATTATGCTTTGCCAATAAGTGTTGATAGCACAGGTAAACTGATGGTTGTAACCGATGATGGCACCGATGGAACCGGCATAACCCAACCCACTGGCGGAGTAGGCGTAAAGGGTTGGCTGAGTGGGATTTTTGATCGGCTGTCAAAGGTTGTTCTGGCGGCTAGTTCAGCGATCATTGGTAAAGTTGGAATAGTTAATGCTGCCGGAGATCGCCAGGTATTTGTGCAAGCAACACTAGGCGATCAGGAAGATTTTGCAAATGCCTTGGCTACTTCCGGATTCATGCTTCAGTACAACGCGATTACTGGCTATTGGCAGCGGTTTACCGGCAAGGTAGTAATTGATCAAAACCTAACTGCTAACATACGGAAAACAGGCGATTACGACACACAACAGACGAACACTGCGTTATGGACTCCTGCAAGTGGCAAAAAATTTGTTATAACAGATATTGTGGCAAGCACGGCCACGGCGGGGACAGTCACGCTTCTGGATGATGCTACGATTATACGGGAGTACAAGTTCGCAGCTAATGGAGGGGCAGTAGAAAATCCCTTCACTCCAGATGTGTCTGCACTTGCTGACAATGTCCTCAAGGTAACTACCTCCGCGGCCATGGATTGCTTCATTGTAGTTAAGGGATATGAGGTGTAGACGATGGCAGATCGTTTTTGGGTTGGAGGGAGCGGGTATTGGGACGACACAGACCGTTGGTCTCTATTGTCGGGGCAAACTGGCGCACCTTATTGCCCGGCTAGTGTACCTACTGCGACGGATAACGCATATTTTGACGAAAATTCCTTTACAGCAGACAACCAAACCGTAATCATAGATAATGCTAATGCAGAGTGTTTAGATATGGATTGGACAGGTGCTACCAGTGTTTACACAGGGATAACTCTTATAGGTGAGCCTGGTTACGATTTAAACGTGTACGGTAATTTGATATTAGCTGCAGGCATGTCTACCTATGGATACGCAACCTCCCATCTATGCTTTAAGGCTACGGCTTCAAAGCATATAACAACTAATGGGGTGGTAATACGTTGGGACACTGTGTTTGATTCTAGCACGGGAATTTGGAGCCTGTTAGATGATTTTACAATGTATTCTGACTCTGGATTAGATTTTAGCTTAACATCGGGATCTTTTTATACAAATGACCATAACATTACAGCTCCTCACTGTATAAATATTGACAGTGACGGAGTTTTTCACGCGGGCAGCTCGGTACTGTCCACAGGCAAGTTAATTGTTACAGGTACATTTGATGCGGATACTTCAACCATTAATATGACGGCAGCATATCAAGATCAGCTCTCAGCGGACGGGTGTACGCTTAATATCGTTAGGATTCAGGGCAATATCACCCTAGTTGGCGATATGACTATCGACACGCTAATAATTGACGCAGGAAAAACCCTTACGCTAACCGCAGGAACTGCCCAAGTTATAACATCATTAACCGCCAATGGCTCAACGGAGAACCTCATTACAATTCAATCCTCATCGGCTGGAAATGCCGCAACGATAAGCAAGGCAAGCGGAACGGCAACGGTGTCTTATTGCTCGATCAAGGATATAGCCGCAACTGGCGGGGCAACGTTTGAGGCCATTGACAGTGTTGATGTTAGTGGTAATACGGGATGGGAATTTATTGTTGGTGGGAGATTCTTGAGCATGATGAAGATATGGTAACCGCTAGGGAGGGGTAGTTGTGGCTAACTTGGTTGATAACCCGTTATTACTGACAAGTACAACTGGAAACATCCAGGTCATGGACAGCGAAGGGACCTTCCCCTGGGATCCTGCGTCACATAATTATGCTGAGGGGAGAGAGTGCAACTCCTTGGGCGGCGCAGGAGTAGCTCCTGACAACTGGTGGTTTTTAGGCGGTCCGGATTACGGAACATTTGTCTCAGCAGGCGGGGTGTGGAGCGATAGATTGACCCCTGGTGGCGGCAAAAGTATTATGCTGGACGTTACGGATCCGCTAGTACAAATATCAGGCGGTGTAACACAAGTTGTAGCCGTCAATCAAGCTGCTATAAAGCCTATAAGGGTATCTGGTTATGTGGCCGGAGAAGGACTAAATGGTCACCCGCGAATTAACGCTGGTTTCGCGGGTTATCCGCCCGGATTCCCTTCAGCGGGCGGCGGTGACCTAACTTTCTATTCCAGCGCCTCTGGAGATTATGATTTTGTCCAAAAGCGAGTTACTTTTATACCGTCAAGGCCAGTCAAATATCTATTTCTACATCTTATTCATCGCGGCTTTTCAGCTGGTAAAGCTTGGTATGGTGAGTTCACGGTCGAAGAGCTTGACATGCCGGCGCAAGTCGAACTGCCAGAAGGTAACTGCATAATTAATCCTAATTTCTTTTATTCCCCTGATGAAATAGTTCCTACCGGTTGGGACGTGACTGGCGCGACAATTGCCGAGGTTATTGGCCCATTGGGTATAACAGCGGTATTGCTGGCGAGAAATGATTTAATAAGTCAGAAAAATATCTGCATCGATGCTGGCTTACTAAAACAAAAAATAACCGTGTATGCCATAAGTCAAGGGACCACAATATTTAGTGTGAAAATTAACCTACTTGACAGATATCGACAAACAATTAGCGAGAAAATAGTAAATATCCAAGTAGTAAACCAGTGGAAAACTACGGATATTTACGCCATAAGTACTCTCTATGCCGAAAAAGCCGATATAGAAATTACTAATATTGACGGCGATTCGGGCTATATCGGGGGCGTCTTGCTGATTTCCCAGTCGTTTACACCCTCTAAAATGTTTGATATTGCGCCAGTAAAGCAGATAATTGGGGTTCCAGCGGTTAGCGCTGATTCGACAGTGGTTATCACTACCGAAAATAGCATTAACGCGCGACATGCTGAGCTTGATTATGGAGATTTTAACGGTACCATGTACCTTACCGATGGGATGATGGGCAGCCTTATTGCCTCAGCAACAAAAGAACCGTTTGTTCTACTCAATAGTGTGACAATGACAAAATTAAGCGATACTGAATATACCCTTGATCCGTGGCCCGCTGAAATAAGCGGGGTTGAAGTTGATGGGATAGAGATAGACCAATATCTACGGATCCCTCATGTTGCTCACCCGGACAATTGGCTAGTAACTACCGAGGGAAGTATCCCGGCTGGCGATACTAGGTATTACTGCGTTACGGCCTTAACTGGAAATGGCGAAACTGATAGATCTAATGAGGTCAGGGCCATAACCGGAAGTACAACCAGTACAAACCGCGTACCCATCGAAATTACGCCCGTCGAAGGTGTAACAGGATACCGAATTTACATGACTCAGCACGAGGATGCAGCAGACTGGAGGTATGACGGCGCTGGTGCAAAGAAGCTGATATGGGATGATGAAGAAAATCACCTTGTTACCGAGGTAACAGTCGTAGAACTCATGGGTGCGGGGTATATCATTTACGACACAGGAGCAGCGTTAAGCGCAGGATTCCCGCCAGTGACTAATACAGCTATGAGGTGGACGGTTGACAACGAAAACGAGAAGGTTATATTTGATGCCGCCAGCACTCCAGCAGGAGTGGTACAAGCGGTTTGCGCCACCGAAGATGATATCAGGGCAGTTGCTTATGTGCCGCATTTAGATAAATACTATATAGCTGGGGATACAGGCGTTTATGAGTCGAATGTATTTACTCCTGGCGAATTGATACTGACTGCCGAAACCCCCAATGTTGTCCATTTATCCTATAATAATGAGCTCTGGTACATGACCAGCAATGGTGATGTAAGTAATCTAACCGACACAACATACCTAGGTGCTGCAGGATTTGCAGCGTTTTGCTTTGTGGATGAGAGTAGAATTGCCAGAATTACTACAGCGGGAGTCGTGAAAATATACGATCTATCAGGGAACATCTTAAGCGAGTTCGCGCTTGATCTACCTGGTTTGGTATCGTGCAACGGTTTGGCCTTGTACTTTGGCAAGCTAGTTACCTTAGAGGCAAACACAAATAAGCTCATAATTTTTGACTTATCCGGAACAGTCCTGCAATCCGAAGGTATGCCTGTGGTCGGTGTAGTAGCGTGGGATATTTCCGGAATCAGCTTAGTGGCATTAACGAGTTTTGCCGTTGTAATCTATCGGATTCATGCTCAAGAATACTATGCCAAGCTAGACAAGGGTTATTATCTTGGTGGCAATTCACAGCAACCGGCAATAACGCGAGCTAAACTGCCCGGAGAGGTAACGCCTGCAATCGCCCCTGAGCTTTTAGCCAACGGAACATTCGAGGACGGGACAACTTTTCCAACAGGGTTCGATATCGTTGGCCCGAGTGAAATTGAAACAGGCTTTTCGTTTGATGTGGCCGTCGCTAATACTAGGGCGATGTACTTCGCCTTCCCTAGATCGCTCTGGAAATGCATCATCAAATACAATATTCCGGTAGTAGGCGGCAGGCAGTATGACTTTTCCCTTCATGCAAAAGCCACAGCCAGTTCGATTGGCCTATTAGGAGTAACCTTTAAAGATAAAACCGGTCAAGGAATCGAGGAATATTTTACGATTCAGTACGAGCCAACATATCAATTGAGACAGGTGATAATCCAGGCTCCCATTGATGCCGCATCCGTAGATCATAGATATCTTTTCTATGGCAGTGACACTGAAGGTATCACATATTTCCTAAACGCAATGAGCCTAAAAGAAGAACTTGCGCCAGAGCAATCCTTTGAGCATATGTTTAATGGCCAATTTCCCTTATGCCCGACTGGCTCAAGTATGCCCTCTGGATGGTCCATGACTGGAGAAAATCCATCGTTAATTACTACTGCAATAGAAGATCCGACAATGCAAGCTGTAGGGAAAGCGTTAGTTATAACTGTTCCGACTTATGAAATCGCTGGATGGCAGGCGCTTCAATCTCAATTATTTGACATAGAAGAGGGGGATACTCTTGAGCTTAACTTCTATTACAAACGCGGCAATAATATACCCACTAGCCTGCAAACATCACTGTTATATTTTGATGCCGAAGGGCATATTGGACCGTCCGTACACAACTATATAGTTATGACATCTCCTACCCAGACGAATATTTCGCAAACAGTTTTTGCTCCAAATCCTAACGGCTACCCTAAGGCGATGTTGAGAATATGGCCTCAGTTTGATGACATAAATTACATCGAATCAGTAAGTTTGGTGTCGGTGGTTAATCTAAATAAGATTATTAACCCTGATTTTTCCGCTGGCCTAGCAGGATGGGGGCAATATGGAACAAATATGGCGGGGCAAATCATAGAAGGACTAGGAGTATCACTGGACAACACTAAAGGGCATAGTGGTACATCAAGCTGCAAGCTTAATGTCGACAGAATATTAAATCAGTATGCCGACGTTAGGCAGACAATAACGTTTAATCAAACCATTCCCCAGAAAGTCTCTTTTAGTGCCTGGGCAGCAGCTCAAAACATTTCTGGCGGAACATTAATCTACGAAGTTTGGATAAAATTCATGGACGGAACTAGCGTATGGGACCCATTGGGCGACGCTCAAAAGTGGCCCACAGGAACATTCGACTGGGCAGAGTTAACGTTTGAATATACGCCGGAAAAGACAATTAAAGACATCGACATAATAATTAACCTGGGCTGGGGGGCAACGGGCATAGCATGGCTCGATGATATTTCCACCATAGAGGAAGAACCAGAAATGGTAGTTGATGCCATTACGCTAGACGTGCCGTATACAGAGCTTAATACTGAAACAGTAAAGCAAATTAAAATCACTGCTCGATTAACCAACGAAGGAAACACAGTCAATCAAAGAGGGTTAAATGTGATATTTGAAGCCTCCCCGGACGTAGGGAGCTTTGCTTCATTAGGGACAAATTCAATTGGTTTAGCTACCGCAATATATACATTGCCAGAAACAGCTTGCCAGGTAACGTTAAGTGCAAAATACGAAACCATCGAAGACTCAAAAATCATTACAATATCCCCTTTGGTCCTTGAAAGCAGCCAGGAACCAACTATAGGAGAGCTTCCAGAAAGCATCAATAAGCTTAATCTGGAAATCTTGGTACCACAGGAAAGAAAACCGCTTCCGGATGTAACTGAGCGAATTGGCAGATGGGAAGTATTCAGGCCGACGGTTTACAACGCTCGGCAAATGCTTGATTATGACATGCACTACAGCCCAAACACTACCAACTGGCCGAACATTGATTCTAATGTTATTAGCGCAATTTACCCAAGGTTATTCTTGTTTCATTACTTTGACGACCTTGGTATTTATCCAGCATATGATGAGTGGCATGACATTATGGCGAAACGTAAAGAGTGGTACTGCATCGATGCTACAGGCTATGTTGCACCGTTCGGAGACGGTCGCTACTATTACAACTGGCGCAATTTAGAATGTGTTCAATGGTATATTGACAAGTTAATCAGGAATCATTATGGCTGGTCCGACGGAATCTATGTTGATGACTTTTGGGGTGAAGGCTACGGAACACTGGTTGACTTTGAGTGGAATGCCCAATCTAGCCAGTTACTGAATTTCCGATCAGTCAGAGAGCGACTAGAGGCAAGCGCACAACGATTGAGGTATTTGCGGGACGAATTGCATAAGCGAGGTAAATACCTGACAACTAACTTTGGCTGCGGACGTAAGTTTAATGCAGATGGTAGCCTAGATGCAGGCACAGAACTTTTGGCTATGCCCTTCGATGGTTATTTACTTGAGACATGGCTTTACACTTGGTCCGTTAATCCGGAAGATATTACCACTGAAGGGTTTAATTACGCCTATGTCAAGAGCGAGATAGACTTCGTCAAGTGGTGTGGCGACAACAGCAAATGGGTTGCATGCCTAGCGAGAAGCGGGAGCGCATTGTATCCTGCAAGGATGTTTTGTTTAGCAGCATTTTTGATGAGTAAACACTCATACTCTTATTATTGCCACAGCGATTGGGGAGCAGAGCCTTTTGGGGGCTGGTGGCACGAACGGTTACAACCGGAATGCTTTATCGTTACCGGCCAACCTTCGGGGGTCTATCAAGACAACGGCGGTTTTTTCTCCCGCGAATTCGAGAACTGTGTTGCGCTACTTAATATGAGCGGGTCGTCGCAAGAGTACATCCTGCCCGCCGGAACATGGTATACAATGCGAGGGGCAAGTTACACGGGAACAGTTACCGTAACTGATCGTCAGGGCATAGTCTTAGTCAAAGATCGTCCTTAGGAGGTGAATCGCAGCCATGGCAACCTTCACACTATCCGAAGTATCCGGACAAACTACATTCAAGGTTTTTATCCTACCAGCTCAAGACTATATGCTTGTCGGGAGGGTGCTCGCAACCGCGGCAT